TCACTTCGCCATATCTTGACCTCCCACCACCGGAACTACATTAATCTTTCTATCATATCGCGCTGTCTGTGATGCGTTTTTGTGTCCTGAGATTGCCTGCTTGTCATATAGCGAACCAGTTAGGTCTGAGATGCCTTTTGCTTTTAGATCGTGGAACGTAAAATTAAATTCCAGTTCGGGATACTTCATAGTTGCTGCCTTTTTTGCTTTCATCCAGTGGGCATTAAAACTATCACGGGTGAAACGTGACCCTGATTGCTGGTGTAACAAGTAGATGCTCACAACGCCCCTGTTTAAGGGGAGGGTGCTTGCTAGTCGTATAACCTCATGCAACCGAGGTATCCAAGCTTTAATTTGGGCAACGCCAGTTTTGCTTTGTTGTATAAGTATGCCGCTCTCCAGTAACTGCCCTTTCTTCATGTCCAAAATATCCGCTTGCCTGGTACAGCATAAGTAAGCCAACTCCATGGCCACTTTTACGACCGATGGGGCGGTATCGTAAAGGGCGGTGTATTCTTCATCGGTTATATAACGAGTTCTAACTTTTTCTTTAAATTGCTTGACCCCCTGGCAAGGATTTAACTTTACTTTCCCGCGCTCATATCCCCAGCGAAAAACCCTCGACATGAAGGATTTTTCCCTGTTTGCTTGAACCCTGCTTTTTGCTCCACGCTTATCCATATACTTTCGAATATGCTCTGGTCTTATATTGTCGGGAGACATTTTCCCAAACACTGCAATTATTTTTGATGAGTATTTGTGGTAATCCTTTTGCGTTTCGGAGGCCAGTTCGCAGAAATCACCTGACAATAGAAACTCATTAATCAAACCAGTAAATGTCGAATCCTCTTTTTGGTTGATCATTAATTTCTCAAAAGCAACCCAGACATCAGCCTGACTGCATTCAAAATTAGATAGACGGATTGTTCTCCCGTCTATTGCCCTGAATTCATATGCAGACTTGCCTTTACGAACCCGTGGAGGCATCCAGTTATCTGCAGGGTTCTTGCGTGGACGTGACATTAAATAGCCCCATAATTAGGTTGGTCTTCAGGCATGTTATGAATGATATTGCGGGAAGAGATAGGGTGCTCAACATGCGCCCATGTTGTGCTAGGTCTACCATCTTTACGCTCGATGAAAAAAATGCCACTTTCACGTAAGCATTCACACTGTTTCTTGGGTTGTACAAAACCAGTGATCTCTTCTAATTCAGTGCGAGTCAGTATTTTGGTCATTGGTCTTTCCTCAGTAGGAAAGGACGCAACGATGCTGCGCCCTATTATGGTCGTTTGGTCTGTGGTGGTAAGGGGCTATGTTTTAGTGATACATCTATTGAATATTAATACAGCGGCGTGGTGTCAATCGTGCCGAATTCGTAACGGCTCTTTACTCAGCATCTGCATTAGTTAATTTGTTCATTTACACTTCAAGCCCCAGTTGCACAGCAAAGTTGTCACGTTTTTCGCAATAATCGAGAGTGCCAGAGCCGTTATGGGCCTCGATTCTTTCAACTAAAATAGATGCTCTGGTTTCTTTTGATTCTGGCTGATAAGTTCCTTTCCATTTTTTATCTAAGCCAATATTTCTTGCTACATTAGTGCTGTCAGCTGATGATAATGGGAGCCTTGTAAAAATGGTTGGATTTAGCATCCGAAGACCGTGAAGTTTTGTTATTGGCTGACCGTGAATATCAACCACATGTCGAATTATGTCCTTTAATCTAGCGACAGCTTTAAGCGGCGATTTTACGTCGTACTCGCCACAACTGCCTATCGCTACGCGTGGATACTCATGACATAAACGGATAAATCTTTCGTCACTTTCATTCATGTGCCAAACAGGAACTCCTATTGATTTTCCATGAGGCCACTCAGATAAGAGGGCGTCATTCTCCTCGGGTCCGCCATCAATCACATCTGGTATTATCACAAAGTCCACGCCTGGGTGATTCTTCTATCTTTCGATAAATGCGTAATAATCTGACCAGTCAATTTTGTTCTTACCTGCAGCTTTCCATGCTGTAAATGCACCATTATCAATAGAGAAACTTTGGCAAATCTCGCTGGCTAACTCTATCTGTCCAGCATGCGCAAAGGATATAAATGCATGGCGTCCTTTCCATGCTCTGATTGCGCAGGAATCTGGCGTGATTGGCCCTCCATGATAATGAATCACTGTGTCCCCCTATTATCGGGCAATAAAAAACCCCGCATTTAGCGAGGCTCATTGAGTGGTGGCGTAACTATTCTATGGCTTTAGGTTTAGGCCTAACTGCTCTAAGTCGGTCGTCCAAATTGGTACCTTCCGCCTCAGGTGCTATTGCGAAAAGATAATATTTGCCATCATCCGCCTTGTGCTTAATTACGTTGTAGATTTCAAATCCGTCTGCAACATAATTATCGTGCTGAGTCCCTCCGGGGCCCACAGCTATAATTTGAGGGCGATGAACAAACCGAACCGTATCTTGAGCTAAATCTCCCTTTTTAACTTCTCCATCCCAGCTACCGCCAATAACCAGATATTCAGCAACTTCCATTATATTCTCCTTATTTACGTTCAGGAGGATTATAGCACGGTTACCGATACACTTCGCCGCACGTCAGTACAACGTCGGTCCTGCGCTCTTTAATCAGCGCTGAAATTGTTAAGCATTCGGATTGAGTGGGGTAGATATATTCGGTGACGGGTAGCGCGTCGCAACTATCGTTAAAGCAGGAAGTAATGAGAAGAACAAAGCCGATTAGCATCACTCCCCCTCTACCGCAAAACCGTCGGCTTTGAGTGCGAATTTACACTCTCGTATACCTGCGTTTCTGCCATTATTGTACGGATCACTTGCCCAGCCAGAGCCTTCAGCCAACACAGCAGGCTTACTCAGCTTCTCGTTTGCCGCTGATAACTCGGCTTCTGCTGCAATCAATTCAATGCGAAGCTTCTCGCTCACGCGATAGTGCAGATCACGATCACGTTGTGCTGCTTCCAGTTGTGCTATCAGTGCGCTCAAATCAGAAACAGTGACTGTCAATTCATCAGGACCAACTAAATCTGATAACGCTACGCTGGCCTTGAGGAATTTAATTCTCTCTTCGATGTTATTCATCAGCTGTTACTCCCTTCGCCACATATGCAGGATAAAACGCCGTTGCCGGATAGTGTCCATAGCCATCACATACCATTCCTGCTAGTAAATGAGGTTCATATTTGACGGCTACAATGGCGTGCGATTGCAGATGATCTGGAAGCTGCCAGCGCCACTCTATTGGCACTTTGAATAACCAAACATCAGTCCAAGGTTTTGACCGACTAAGTTTGTAGGGCATACCAAGCAGCCGCTTTGCTTCACGATTTGATTTCATGGGAACCCCTCAGGTTGGCGGCGAACTGTATTAAGTCAGCTTTGATATATAAAAGAGACTTGATCACTCCATCCTCTTCAATTGCAGAGAATACCGACTTGTGGAATCCATCCGCTGCCAGCTCAACTCCTTGCGCCTGATATTCATTAATTACCTGCGCCGTTTCTGGTATTTGTTGCTTAATAATTTTCAGTGCTTGAGTGTGGGTTAAATACCCCTCTTGCTGACTTTTGGCCCATTCATTTAATTGTGTGTCTGATTGATAGGTAGGAATATCAATATCTATACCCTCCATATTTTCCAGCAACCAATCCTTTGCGCTGGTAAATTGCCCGGCGTGAATAAGTGAAATTGCTGCGATTGAACCAACAACTAGGCGGTTCATGATCCACGCTCCGGATAATTCCCGCGCCGCTTTTTCTTGCAACACCATGTTTTCAATAGCCAACATTTGATTCTTTTTTTCCAGATCTGCAATAGTATTTTTAGCCTCGTGATAACCCTCAAATACCACTGGTAATAGCTCTGATTCCGTCAGAAGAGCATTAAATTTAGGATGTGTGGCAACGTGGTCAGCATCTGGATCTTGGAAATTATAGATTAGGGTCTCATAAGCGCCGATGAAGCGCCCAAATCCACCGTGGCCTTGTACCAGGGAATCCCACGCAACGGCAATAAATGTGCGCTCCTCGTCACTGATTTCTTGATCGTCAAAGCGTTCTAAAAATTGCGCGGATGATTCTCTGTGCCAGCGGTCTTCTGCTGCTTCAGTGGCGTGAAAGAGTTGCCACAGAGATTTCACTTCATCTTCACTGGGCCTTGCCATTTTTACCGATATTATTTTGCTCATTGCTTTATCCTCGCCATTAAAACGCCTTCAACTGGCAAACAAACATATTCAGGCGGCAAACCTTCTTGCTGGATGTCAGCAAGGCAATTACTTTGGTCAGGATATATATATCCCTGTGATTCATATTTGCAGGGCTGAAATGTAAAACAGACGTATAGAAACAATCCAAACATGGGATTACTCCTTGATTGAATAAATAAATCCCAGACTGTGGGGTGATATATAATGAGTAATGACTGGGAGTTGAGAGGGTGGAATTATTTAAATCGCTTAAACCAAGTATTTACTTTATTAACCTGCTTTTTAACAGTAATAACATTTGGGTGCTTTAACTTAGAACCTTTATTCACGTTCCCTTCTTAGCGCTATGAGCGCCAGTTATTGGATTGATAACCACATCACTTTCTAATGGCCTGATACGGATATATTTACGGGGTTTATTTTTGAGGTAGGTCAGCTTACCGGGGGTGAAAATGGCAATATCATCAATATCAAATAATGCTGCAATCTTCCTGATGGTTTCCTGCATATTGGCCTCGGCAGCGTGTTCCCATACCGCCGCCCGGCCTTTTGCGATTTTCATGGTATTGGCTCAATATCGCCACCATGCTCTTCTATTGCTTTTTGGTTTGGAGTAACGGTATTGCTTGGCTCCATGGGACCGTTAATGCGTGCTCAATAGCACGATACAGGCCTATGGCATCACATTCCCATCCGTTGGCTGTATCTTCCCACCCACTAAGCTCATCTACTTCATTTTCCAGATAATCAATGCGGGCGGTGAATTCGCTACGAACTTCCGCTTCTACCTCTTCTTGTAAATGAAACTTTATTATTTCTACCACCTCTTCTGTAGGGAGTATGCCCAGTAATTGCTCTGGACCTGCGTTGCTAAATTTCAAAGCCAGTTCCTGAGACATACTCATTTCCTGATTAATAGCGGTCGGGATAATAAACTTCATCAGCATCAGACTCGTCTAACACGAGCAAGCTATCGCCGTAGTACAGTGCTCCAACTAGCTTTTCAAATTCACCACGGAACATGATTACTTTTTTGCCTAATGCATCGCCGTCTACTTGACCTGAATACAGCTCATAGACAGGGAAACCATCAACTTCTTGCATAATTTTGTCCATGCGACCTTTAGAATCAACATACTCACCCTTGCGCATGAAATAGAAATTGTCCGTGAATTCGAATGCGTGCGTTTTTTTATTGTTGCGTGATGAGCTGTACAGTGATGAACTTTCACTGGCTGGTTCTTTCTCGATCCCCACTCTGAATACGTCGCCCTCACCCATGTCCATCAGCACTTCTGGCCGCTCCCAGCCCTCGTGGGCCGCTTCTTCTTTGTGTTCCTCGATATAGGCTTTCCAGAGATCGGAGGCTTTGATGTATTTCGGCGTCTCGTCTGCCTTGACGAAATCCAGCACCATCTTCTGCATACCTGCTGTTAGGCGCTCCCCAACAGCATTGAGCGCCCAGCTTTCTTCCAGCTTTTTAGCCATGAGGATGTTGTAACGCGGCAGATCGACCATCTGTGAGATGTTGGCTGGCAGAGCTTCCTCTAGCGCTTTCTTTACGGCGCGGGGGAAGTCACCCCACTCGAAGGTTTCTTTGATCGCCTTGTCGTACAGGCTGGAAACGTGCCGCTGAATCATTGCCGAGTATTCCGGCGACTGTTCGAACGCCAGACAGTGCGCTGCGATATCGGTAGCCAGGCTGGTGGCCTTTGGTTGAGTTGTTGCGGCAATTGCCGCCAGTTTTTCGTTGGTCATTGGTCAATCCTCAGTTTATTGTTTTGAAATCGATTACCCACACCCATGGGTTAGCTTCAAAGGTGTTATCTGGATAAATGCCATCCCATAATTCACGGAACCACCGCCACGCATCCAGGTGACAACCAGTTGCTGAACGCTCTGCTAGATAACCTTCTGCCATAGCATCGCCAGTGCTGATTGTATTTAGGCGCTCAACACGAACGCCTGTAATCTCAAGTGTTATTCGGGAAGCCTCACGGGGCATATGCAAAGATGGCGTCCAGCGCTTAACCTGACAGTGCGCACCATCATCTTTGTCAGCACGATACACAATTCGAACTCCACAATTTCCGAATGTCTCGCGCACCCAGAGTTGATCGCCATCTGCACCAAGTGGGCAGATGTAACCGTCTTCCTCGTTAGCTACACCGAAGACATCTTTCTTTGCTGGTTGCAGGTATCCGTCTTTATCCACCACTCCCGGACAATACCAACGAGCATCAAAATCGATTTCACCTGTACAGCTAAGCGGATAAAAATCATTTGATGGCTGAATCTTCATGATCCGCCGCGTCTGCGTCTTGCGACCATCTAAAATGGCCTTAACCATGTCACTATTAAATAAAATCGGCCTTTCTTTGCATTGACCGGTCATAACTAAACCTCCCGTATTAATCGGTTGATAATGTCTCGTTTGGAGGGGATGCGAAGCTGGTGCGCCAGTTGCCATGCTTTGCGCTGGTTTTGGGTTTTGTGCTCCAGCATTTTGCGGATAGTGGTCACCGGAATACCGGTATCGCTGGCAATCAAGTTTTCATTGTGGCCAGCGCGGTGAAACTGATAAATAGCCAACAAAATTTCCAATGAGTAGCGCTTACGAATACCGATATCGACCGTATCCACCTGGGGTAAGCCGCGCCATCGTTCATCACTGGGATAAATCGGTTTTGGCATTGGCAGGTAGGGATTCCCGCTGCGGATCTCTGCGCGGCTGCGCATTAACCAGATTATGCAAGCGGTGTGGTCTCCTCTGTCATCTTCCTTAAAATAACAGCCGGTGCTCAGGTTTAGTTCCTCATCCATCATGCGGCTTCCTTCTGTTTCTGCTCTGATTCCCACTCTTTTACGATTCGGGTGCATTGAGCATGCACTTGGCGAGCGCTTGCGATCCCGAAACCTTTGACTGCATTAGCCAACATGTCAGGCGTTCGGCGAACAACATCAAACAATGAATGGATCCCAGAGCGGGCCAGCAGTTCTAAATACTGCTCTTTCAAGAGGAGAGTTTCGGTAAGCACAGACTCTGCCCATTCCGCCCGCTTAACCAGGTGCGGGTGAGTTGGTTCAAGCAGGTCACGAATGCGCTGTGTAACAGCAGGCGTTAGGCCATCCGGCCAGTTCCGTTTGAAGTCATCAACCATGGGGTAGACCGGCAATGCCCACTCATTAACAGAGACGATCAGGCCAATACCCGTGGTGGAACGGATTTCAATATGCCAGTCAATATCGTTAATAAGCTGCATATCATAATCACCAGAGCGGAGCTTCAACCCCCACTGAAAGGTGTAAAAGTAAAACTCAGTGCCATCATTACCACGGTAATAAGTGGGCTCGACGTCCCCATCCATGCGCTGGATCCGTGCGGTAAGGTCTGAAACAGTATTAGCCAGTTGGTTGTTAACATTGACCATGGCCGCCAGTTTGCTGGTTCTTTCTGCCGCCTCTTTTTTATACCGCCGGATTTCCGTCAATTGCTGGTTTAACAGCGTGCGCTTGTTGTCCAGTTCATCTTTCAGCCGCACGATTTGGATTTTCATTTTTTCAGGGTTAAGTGATTTCAACCGATTCACTTCAGTGGCCAACACGCGTTGATCAGAAATTGAAAGGTTGTATTTGGCTGAAATACTGTCTCTCTGGGCATTCGCTTCAGCGGCTACCAGGTCAGCGCTTTCTATGCGTTCCTGTACATGCGTTAATGCCAAGGATTTCGTGGTTAGGTCGTTCTCAGCTTTCTCTAAACGGTCGAATAAAAGGTTGTATTCGTCAGTCTCGATATTGAGTTGTTCAATACATAGGGACTGTGTTTGGTTGAGTAAAACAGTAGCGCTCTCGATAGAGCGCTGTGCGGTGCCGGTAGTCTGCTCAATGGCAAGGTCTAACTGCGCCCGAACTGGACGCAGGGATGACTCCAGCACACTGGCAGTGGTGGCCTGTGTTGTCATGATTAATTACCTGTGAATTGCCTGTCGAGGCAGGTGATGAAAGGTTACTGCGTGATAGAGAAATAGCGGATCCGGCCAGCTTTTACCGCCTGGTACAGGCGGTAAACTGTTTCAGTAGTAAGATCAATGCCTGCCGTAACCAAATCAGCATTAATCTGTGCAATCAGGTCAACTGGCGTTGCTATTTTTGTTTCATTTGTCGTTTTACCCAGTTGTTCAGGGAAACTCACTGCTCCCGCGGGGTGCAACGGCTGATGGGCAGTTGTAGCAGTGCTTACAGCGACGATTTCAGTTGTGACCGCTGCGGCGGCCAGTTGCCGTTTTTTCAATTCTTCCTGTTGTTGCTCTGCTTGCTGTCTCTGCTGTTCCTCTATCTGTTTTTGCCTGGTAATGCGTTGCTCAATCATCAGCGCTAAATGTTCATGCTCAAGGCCGATTATTTGGTTGATGTCAGCAAACAGGTTTTTATAAGCCGGTTCAATATCAGTAAATAGCGTTAAATTGGCCTGATATTTTTCACTCACTTGATTAGCGGCTATCTTGGCTCGGGCCAGTTCATCGTTGGCGGCACTTTGCAAAGACGTGAGGGTTTTCTTGCCTTTGATGGCCGTGGCAAAGTCAGCCGGGATAGTGGGTAGAGTGACAATCGCCAACTGTTTATTGATACTGGAAATGTGCTCGGCAAGAGCGGTTTTTGCCTTGTTCAGTATCTCAAGGCGAATAGCCTCTTTGCGCAACTTAACCAGTTTCGACAGGTCCAGCCGCTTGTTACGCATTTCATCACGCAAGGTATCAATGGTGCGGAACAGCAGATCAATCTGCTCAGTTTTAGACAGCGCCTGCTGCTTAATCAGATCCAGTTCTTTCTCGGCCTTTTCACAAAACTTAACCGTTTCTTCTGCGTCAGCGAAGTCCTGATCGGTCACCAGATTAGTATTGATAGATTGAATAAAGGCCAGTGCCTGATTCTGGTAGACCGCCAAGTTTGACTCTTTTACTGCGCCTTCGATTTCTACCAATAAAGCGGGGAGGCGCATCAAGGCTTTGCCTTGCGGGATATCTTTGATCTCAGGGGCTGTGTAACCGTTTAAATCCTGCTCAAATTGCTGCCAACCTGCCATCAATTCCTTGCGCCGCCCGCGTACTGGTAAATATTCCATCCAGACAAAGTTTTCTTTGGTGCCATCCGATACTCGGTGCCGATAATGGATTCTACGATTACCCGCGCAGTGGCTTCCTGCGCGTGGCCCTTATCAAACAAGTTTGTTTGTACCCAATCGCTGATCTCCCGTTCTGATCCGGTGGCCTTCATGTTCAGCAATTCATCGCGGCGCATTTTGCTGGAGGCGGCCATCATTACCGGGGCTTCGCTGGCGGTGAAATGGCGACTGCGCAAGGCGTGCCATTCAGGCGTGCCTTGTTGGACATTAATGATTTGCATCTTCTGCCTCCAGATGTTCGATAGTTTTGATTTGTGCCGAGGTGAGGGTGTATTTGCTTTCGATGGTGTTGATGATTTGCACGGCGGTTTTCTTGCCTTTATTGATCAGTGTTGTCCAGTCAGCCAGCGCGCGTTGAAATTGTTCCGCGCTGTATTCTGGTAGTGCCTGCGGCTGACTTGGTGTCTGGTTGCCTTGCCTGTGTTCTTTAGTTTCAGTCACATCAAGACTTTTACCCTCCATTTCTTCCGCTGTCGGCTGCTGACCAATTTCTGGCCACCCTTTACGCAATGCCTGCGCTTCGGCACATTTGGCTAATTGCCCATAAGGCCGCTTTTTCCACATAGCATTGGGTGCCTGGGTATCACGACCCGCGGTGGCATAGTTTTCCAGCCAGTACTCTTTTGCGCTGAATTCCACGATAGTGCCGTTAGGCATGAGTTTGCTCAGTGTGTATTTGCACCACTGAGGGAAAGTGATTTCTACTCCATTAAAGGCTTGCGTCAGATCTGGGCCAAATTCTGGCTCTTGCGCTCCGGCATAGTTACCGGAGCGGTCAGCCTGTATGCGATATAACCCAACGCCGGGCATCACCACATCGCGCGTTTCATATTTACCGGTTAGCGCATCTTTCACACTCATAGGTACTAAATGAACGGGTTTCATCAGCGGATCTAATTGGCGAGCGCGGCAATAACTGACGGCCATGATGACTGAATCATCTTTAGCTCCAGGGTAAATACTGTTTTTCAGCGCGTTCCACGTGGGTTCGTCAATATTCAACCCAACCACGGCGGGTGGAAGATTGGTTGTTACTGCTTGAGTGGTCATTGGTCAGTCCTCAAATTTTGACAGCGATAGCAAGAAACATGAACGCGCCTAAAACGCATGCGAAGAAGAATTTCAGGCCAGATTGGCGGGGATACTGGTTAATGTCGTCACCAGTCACACGATGGCGATACTGGAGTGTCTTGATGAATTCAATAGGCATGGTATGCTTTCCCATGGTTGGGTTTGGTCACTCAACCACGCTGATAATAATCCTCGTGGTTATTGTTCAGTCCTCAGTAGGTTTGCGGTTGGTCCCGCACTCCTGGGATAGCCCCGGTTTAATCGCTGGGGCTTTTCTCTTTATTGGAGGTAGGTGGTCTTTCTCAGCGTCTAATTCCATTGCTCGCTCGGCCTTGGCAACCCGGAGAAATATTTCCTCCTGTACCTCATCCAGATAAAGTTCCATAGCGGCAGTTTCGGTAAGTAACTCAAGGTGGCCGGTACTCGCTCCAGCAACAAAACAGCTATTTTGGACAGCGGATTTAAAGGCGTTGAGCATTTTTGAATGGCGGCGTAAAAACTCAATCCGTTTGCCTAACTCCTCTTGCTCATCCGGATCCGAAATTAATAGGCGGTCATACTGTTCCAGCGATTGCTCAACCATTCGCTGATAGTTGTATTCATTCACGATGCACCTCATAGATCAGGTTGGGGAGTGGCCTTCACATATCTGCTTCGCTTGCTGGCACTGCTTAATATCAAACCAACCAAAGTGACACTGCTCTGTGGGGATCTCCATTTTCGCCGCTAACCAACCGTATGCTTGAGAGCGAGACATATGCCCTGAGCGCCAGATATTTTCAAACGGGGTTTTACATGATTTTCTGGCCTGTCGGGTTGCCTTATCTGCCAGAGTCCCTAAAGGAATAGCAGTGAATGGATGTAGGCCCACATACGCACCACAGCCTTGGCATAAATAGACGTAAGGCCAGTCGCTGTAGTCGCGGCCATAGACTTGCTGGTGCGTGGCGACGTGAACGCTACCTGAACAAAAATGGCAATTAGTAGGAGCAGGAAGGGGGTTTTTCACTCGGGCAGTTGCGGTTCTACTTGGGTTGGTTGGAGTCTTAACTTTTAATGTGTCCAATATACTTTCCTCAATGGTCTTCATCTTTTCCGTTACGGGGAATATCTCTATTAACAGATACAAATCCCTATCATTGCGTACGACAATCCAGATGGAGCATCTAGCGGATTTACTTCATTTAGGCTTTTCTGGCATAAAGTGCCTCTATAGTTAATTGACACTTTGTCACCATCAATAAAGATAATATTACCGGTTACGGACGACATGCGAACTGACCGACCATTACTTGATATTTTGGTGAATTCAACCTTGTCGCCAACTTTCAGCATCGACCGATCAAATTGCTTAAATTTATTGCACTTTTCGCATCGATACTTACTGGTGCTCATAGTCTTATTCCTTATCGGTAGTGAACTTGCCGAAGCCCCCGCGTACAGGGGCAGCGGTAAAACCACTTATTCGCCGTCTTTCTTTTCGTTAATGCGTTGGAACGGATAACGATCGGTATCCGCTTTAATATTGCGGTAGAAGTGGGAGCCAATTGATTCGGCACCAGAGAACGCTGCGTATTCATCAGCGGATACATTTTTGTAGTGATAGAGCGCAGCAGGTTCACCTTTCGACTTAAAGCGAATCGCCAGAGTGTTACTTACCGAGTCATGGCCGATGCTATGGATCTGGGAAGATTCAATCTGCTGCATGTTAATTGCTGATAATTTGCTCATTTTGGTTCCTTAAAGGTAAAAAAAAGAGCCACAGCCTAAGCTGTAGCTCCGATGGTTTGATTTTGCTTTCTTGATAGTTAACGCCTAACGCACGCCGCGAGGTAACTGACTGCAACCACGCATCTTCTGGCGGGCAACTGCTGCAATGCGTTTCTCTGGATCTGCTGAAGTGCGGGACTTGTTGGTGATGGCTGGCATATCCGGTATCAGTTTACTCCGCACCATCACTAATACTGCTCTTTCAACACGGTTAGTTCCCCGATTTGCCAGTGCCTGGATATGGGCATTACGTTTTTTTGCCATACGTTTTTGACGAGATGTGGTGGCCATTGGTCAGTCCTCAGTTGTGTCTATCACCGCTATACCCTCATGGAAGGCACACTGGTAATTCGTGGTTTAGCTGAGCCGTGACCGGTACACGCGGACCGTTTTGTGTCACTTAACCTGTTTGTTAAAGAGCGTACCCATCGTTTCGGGTGGTAGTCCTATTCTTGAATCTGAATGTAACTATAGTTTCGGATTGCGTCAAGCAAGTTCTGATACTTTAGTTTCCGTATTGGTCGTGAAAAACCATTACATGTGGTTTTTCTGGAGGATGGGGGAAATGTTAACGGACTGGGCAGTCTGATTTGTTAAAGGTGGCGGTCAATGTCTTTGTTGGAAACTGGTAAATATAGTTAGCTGAGCCTTGATGTTTATCGATAAGAATGTTGCTACAAAGCGCATGGGTAAAACTTTCTTTTGCAATGGTTTTAACATGGACTACTGTTTCGTAATCAGGTGTCATATCATTGATTTTATAAACATAATTTACACTTTTATCTTGAATGAACATATCAGTAATCACTGTATTGTCATCCAAACGCTTAGGAATGCCGAGTTTGATTTTTTCTTCAATAAATGCTGGTACGGCTTTTTCCCAGATTGAAGCATTATCTGATTTATCTGTTAGCGCGCGACCCAGATCTTTATAAAGGACAGCAAAAATAGTGGCAACAATGAGAATAATGGCCCTTGTGCCCCATTTTTTAATAAAATCCATAAAGCCATTTTCTGTTGTTGCAATGGGTTTTGCCAGGCTTAGTTGACTGACTTGGGTTCCGCAGGATGAACAATACTTGCTATGGGGCTCAATTGATGCGCTGCATTTCATACAATACATTGTTTTTTCCTTATAAATTTTCCCATTTAGCCTCAACAACAACACCGATAATTCGGCAGTTACCATTGATTTCTATCATTGGGTACTGGGGGTTCAGAGGCTTGAGATATTTATTGCCAGCATCTTCAATGTAGCGTTTGAATGTCGCCTCATTACCATCGGTTAGTTTGGCGATAACTAATTTACCTGAGGTGGGTTCAACATCTGGGTTGACTAATATAGACATACCTTCAGGAATGGTTAAGCCCACAGGAGAGGTCATTGAATCCCCTTTAACATCAAGCCAAAAGGCATTATGTCCAGCATACTTAGTGGTGGTTACCCACTCGTCTATTTCATCAAGACTATAAGGCTCAATGGCTTCTGACCAATTTCCCGCGCTAACCCAACTGATTTTGGGATACTCATAGGATTGTAATGGGTGCGAGTCTTTATTTTCTTTTACATTCGCATCCCAATTAGCGCTGGATGTGGATTGTAATTCAGGATTTCCCTTTCCCGTCTGAAGCCATTCTGGATTGCATAAAAGAGCACGGGCAATATTAAAGAGCGTATTGCCATTAAAGTTTTTTGTCAGCCCTAACTCAGCTTTACTTATAGCTACTCTAGACACGCCTGATTTCCTTGCCAACTCTTCCTGACTAAGATTCAACGCTGACCTTCTTTCGCTGACCCTTTCAGCTAAAGTACTTGCCATTGATTCCTCTGAATTATATCCAGCTAAAAATTGACACCAAAGTAACACTATCTTTGGAAACTTTGTTTTCGTTATGCTCTTGCTTGAATCTGATACTTTGGTTACGATTAGTGAGGAGGTATCCATGAAACTGTATGATATTTTGAAAACTGAAATTGGAAGCAATGCGGAAATTGGCCGCCGATTTCCTGCAAAAGGTAAGTCACGAACCGGGCAGGCAGTGGGTAAGTGGCGATCTCAAGGAGTGCCCGAAGATATTGCTCTGTTGTGTCATTTATCTTCTAACATCCCATACATCTACAACCCGGCCGACTATGGCCGCAACCCGGAAAATCTTAGCCTGGTTCTGACCAAACCAGCTCATCAGTAAAGATAGAGGACTGACCAATGACCACAATTTATCAACCTGCCGCTATAACGGCAGGGGCTGCGATAGCATCTGACGTTCGGCGGGAGTTGCTATCCCGCAAAAAGGTGGGAAAGAACGGTTTACCGTTCCATACCGTGCGCGAAGATCAGATTAAGACCCGATGGACAGAAAGCGAGGCAGTAGCCATAAAAAGCACCGCCAACGCGTTGGAATCCAACCCCGCAGTAGAAACCAATGTAGCCGCCATTCGTGGATTTTTGGCGATGTTTGCCGAAGCTCCCGACATGCTGGTTCATGTTCATGCCGAATTAAAACTCGCCGGACTGCCGGTACCTGAATGGCTGCCTGAGCTTCCCATCAGACAGGAGAAATCCCAATGACTAACATAACGCCTACAACCACACAATCGGTAGAACTCATTGCCAATGTTGTGGGTAAAAAACTGGCTATTGACGGGCAGGAGGCCCGCCGTATGGCTATCACAGGGGCTTTGTCTGGGGTGACTCAGGCGTTTTATTCCCGTCAACATAGTCCCTCTGATACTAAGCAGCCGTAGGGGGATCTATGAGCTTGTTATTTAAATATCGGCCACTGGTGATCAATCCAGAGTTAGCGGCCCGTATCGGTCTGAATGAAGCCATTATTTTGCAGCAGATCAATTATTGGCTAACAGAAACTAACTCAGGCATTGAACAGGAAGGCCTTCAGTGGGTTTACAACACACATAAAGAGTGGGTAAAGCAGTTCCCGTTTTGGTCCATTGATACAGTAAAACGCACACTTTTGTCATTGGAAAAATCGGGATGCGTCCGTGTTGAGCAGTTAGCAAAAGCGCAACGTGACATGACGAATTATTACACGATTCACTATGAGTGTGACGCACTAAACAGTGACAGCAAATTGCCACAGTCCAAGGGGGCAGATTGCCCTGATGGAGATGGCAACTTGCCCCCATCCATTGGTGCAGATTGCCCCCATCAGAAGGGGGCAGATTGCCCTGATGTTCATACAGAGATTACAGAGACTACAACAGAGACTACTTCAGAGAAGCGCACACGTAAGGCGGTTAAAAGTTCGGTGTTTGATTTTTCATCTTTCCCAATGACGGTGAGCCCTGAAATTTGGGAGGACTACCTAACACACCGAAAAGCAAAACGAGCGCCGATGACGCAGACCGTGGTGAACATGCTGGGTAAGGAGTTGAACAAAGCGGCTGGGGCTGGGTGGTCGGTGGATGATTCGTTAGCGGAAGCTATGGCTGCCGGTTGGCAAGGGTTCAAATTTGAATGGTTACAGAATCGGAGTCGGCCACAGAGTCAGTACGCGGGTAACACCGGCCTGAGTCGTCAGGAAGCACTGGAGGCCCGCAATGCACAGGTTGCTGACGATTTTGTCAGGAGTGGGGGGTGATCCATGCGGGAAGCAGAGACTGAAAAACGAGAATTTGCTGAGATCATGAAAGCTATTTTGGCGATCTACGGCAAAGACGGATCCAAGGCTGTACTAAAAATTTATTGGAATGCTTTACTGCCATACGACATTGAAACTGTGCGTCAAGCGTTCAGCAACTGGGTGATAGATCCAGAACAAGGCCGGTTTTCACCTAAGCCCGCCGATATTATCCGCAATATCCAAAATATTGACGGTAAACCAGATTGGCTCTCAGCGAATGAGGCGTGGGCATTGGCATTACCCGCGCAAGATGAAGCTAACACCGTGGTTTGGACGAATGAAATTGCCCAGGCATGGAGTATTGCCCAGCCAATCATGCAGGAGGGCGACAAAATTGGCGCACGTATGGCTTTTATCGCTGCTTATGAACGATTGGCTAAGGCAGCGCAAGGGACAGGCCGATCACCGTCATGGTCAGTGTCTGAAGGATGGGACAAAGAGACAGTAAAACGTACCGTTGAGCAGGCCGTAACAACAGGATTGCTTCCCAGACCTAAAGCCGAAAAGTATCAGTTGTTGTTGCCAGAAAAGGGGAAGGCTGGGAATGAAGTACCCACAAAAATACGACAATTTTTAGACGAACTGAAGGGGAGAATTAAGCAGGATCAGGAGGCGCGAGAAAGCACATGGCGTGATGAAAGTATTAGGCTACAAGCGTCTCTGGAACACAAATACCAAGAGTCATTGCAGCAGACCGCCGACCACGGTTTGCAAAATAATAAAATTACCGAGGACTGACCAATGAGCATTAATTTTAAGAATGTATTGATTTACAAATTATCTCGCGATGTTTCTTTCGCTGATTTGGAAGAGCAAATGGCGCAGTTCGCATTCACACCGTGCGGCAGTCAGGATATGGCGAAAACCGGTTGGATATCGCCAATGGGTAACGAAAGCGCAACGCTTGCGCATGTGGCTAACAAGCAAATCCTTATCACATTGCAGTGTGAAAAAAAGGATTTACCCGCCCCGGTTATCGCCCGTGAGCTGGCGAGTAAAGTTGAGCGTTTGGAGCAAGAGCAACACCGTAAACTGAAAAAAACAGAAAAAGAGTCGCTGAAAGATGAAGTTATCCAGACTCTGCTGCCACGGGCCTTTAGCAAATACTCGACAACATCCCTCTGGATTAACGCAGGGGCCGGGTTAATTATCATTGATGCTGCCAGCGCGCGGAAAGCTGAAAATGCATTGGCATTGTTGCGCAAAACTATGGGTTCTCTGCCAGTTGTCCCTCTGACACTTAATACCCCGATTGAACTGACGTTAACCGAGTGGTTGCGCTCTGGCGCTGCGCCTGCGGGATTCATCTTACAGGAAGAAGCCGAGCTTAAAGCCGTTTTGGAGCAGGGCGGCATTCTGCGCAGTAAACATCAGGATTTAGTCAGTGACGAGATCCGTGGGCATATCGCCGCCGGTAAGCTGGTGACCAAGTTGGCATTGGAGTGGCAGGGGCGCATTAGCTTTATGCTGTCCGACGATGGCAGCCTGAAGAGAGTGAAATACAGCACCACGCTGCTGGAGCGGAACGACGATATCGACCGCGAGGATTACGCGCAGCGTTTTGATGCCGATTTTATTTTGATGGCGGGTGAACTGGCCGCACTGATTGCCCATCTAGTGGATGCGCTGGGCGGCGAGGCAACCAGCAGTTCATGGGTGGATTTGGATGGAGTAGAACGGGACGATGATGATCGCTATCCAGAAGCAGTGAACTTCACCAAGGCGAAAGGAAAAGCCTCAATTTCGGGGCTACAGCGTGAACTCCGTATTGGCTATAACCGTGCCGCATGGCTGATTGAAAGAATGCAGGCTGAAGGCATTGTGTCCCAACCCGCACCAGACGGGACCCGCAAAGTGCTTGCTGGGGAGGGCGCGTAATGGTGATCAAACCACACGTACCCAATGCCGAAAGGGTTGGTATCAATAACGCAGTAAGATCCATGCAATTAGCTGGCCGTATAAGTGATGCAAACAGCCAGTTAAACCGCGTGATCACCGCCGCAAGTGGTGCTGATTGGCGGACACTGCGCGAACTCGAAAAGTTGATGTCTCAGATGTTCCCCGGTGAAGGTGATACCCAGGCCGCTATAAGTGCTCGTCTGCGTGAAATTAATCCTGTCCGCCATGGGTTGGTTAAACAGGTCAAAATTGTCCGTAACGATGATAGCGGCAAGCGGGTTTGGTTTTATCGTCTGGTTCCTACCACGCAAGGAGGCATGCAATGAGTTACCAGATTTTTATCGGTGATTGCATAGACTCAATGCGCAAAATGCCAGACCAGTCCGTTCATAGCTGCATTACCAGCCCGCCATATTATGGGCTACGTGATTATGGTGTTGAAGGGCAGATTGGTTTAGAGGAAAGCCCTGCGGCGTTTATTCAACGGCTTGTCGCGGTGTTTCGTGAGGTTCGCCGCGTTCTTCGTGATGATGGCACTTTATGGGTAAACATGGGGGATAGTTGGGACAAAGGGAAGCAATTGAATGGTATGCCATGGCGTTTTGCCTTTGCGTTACAAAATGACGGTTGGATCCTTCGCCAAGACATTATCTGGCACAAATCCAATCCTATGCCAGAAAGCGTGCGTGACCGCTGTACCAAAGCCCACGAATATATATTTTTGCTGAGTAAGTCGAAAAGCTATTACTTCGATCATGAGGCAATTAGAGAACCATCTGTCTACAGCGGTAAAAATACCGGCGTCGGCTTTGGGCATGGCATGGATAAGAGTGACAGAAATCGCGGCAGGATATCTGCCCGCGATAACTTCAAGCGGGAAGACAGTAAGCGAGCGGTAGTTATACCTGGGCAAAATGTGGGTACCCATCGTGCTGATCGTAAAGATACTGTCTCTGATGGTATGCGGGCAAAGCGCAACGTTTGGACTGTGGCCACTCGTGGTTACAAAGAAGCTCATTTCGCTACTTTCCCGCCAGCACTAATTGAACCTTGTGTTTTGGCTGGTTGTCCGACTGGTGGCGTGATTTTGGACCCATTCGGTGGTAGTGGCACGACTGCTGGCGTCGCTATCGGCAGTGGTCGTAAAGCTATTCTTTGCGAATTGAACCCAGCATACGCTGAACTGGTTCCAGCTCGTATCGAAAGTATTTTATCTGCGTATCCAATTAATAAGGGGTGTGCAGCATGATTGATTTCTCCAATACCCAATATGTTCATGATCTGGCCGCTCTCAAGTCCGCCCCAACACATAAGTTGAAATTAATTGGCGACCAGTGGCGCACGCCAGATGCTCTGTTTTGGGGTATCAATGCGATGTTTGGCCCGTTAGTTCTGGATCTGTTCAGTGATTGCGAGAATGCGAAAACACCCGCTTATTACACTGCGGAAGATAACTCGCTCACTCAAGACTGGGCTACGAAACTGACCGAGTTGAATGGCGCTGCATTTGCTAACCCTCCCTACAGCACGGCGAAAAAGCATGAAGGGCAATATATCACTGGCATGCGGCACATCATGGCTTATACCTCCGAAATGCGGCAGCGCGGCGGTCGCTATGTCTATTTGACCAAAGCGGCAACGTCAGAGGTGTGGTGGCCTGAAGAAGCAGACCATATTGCATTCATTCGCGGCAGAATTGGCTTTGAAGTACCGGCTTGGTTCCGTCCCGAAGATAACACTCAAGTTGCCTGCAATGCGGGTTTTGGTGCGGCTATTGCCATTTTCGATAAGGAATGGCGTGGCCCTGCGATTAGCTATATCACCCGTGAGCAATTACTTGCCACTGGTGAGGCATTTTTAGCGCAGATCCGCAGAGAGGCTGAGCGCCTGATACCACAAAACCAGCCGAAAAATATTCCAGTACCGGAAACTGGCAACACCGTCTGGCCGGTCGAAGTAAATCTGTATTTCAGCAAAATATCGGGTGCCGCTGAATTACCCGCCGACCTGCAACATAAAATCTTAGGCAATATCAACCGTATGAAATTAGACGGTATTCCGTCTGATGCCATCATTGCCGCCGCTACAACACTCACCGCCGCTATGGGAGCAACATCATGAAAGAGATATTTTGCTGGTGGCGGTGGGGCTTCTACCGGGATCGAAATGGCAACCGGGCGCAGTGTTGATATCGCCATCAATCATGATCCGAATGCTATCGCCATGCACACCACCAATCACCCCGATACCCTGCATTATTGTGAGTCAGTATTCGATATTGACCCCGTGGCCGCGACCGCCGGCAGACCTGTCGGACTTGCATGGTTCAGCCCTGATTGCCGCCATTTCAGTAAGGCGAAGGGCAGTAAGCCAGTTAAAAAAGAGATCCGTGGTTTAGCGTGGATACTGATTCGTTGGGGGTTAGCGAAAAAGCCTCGAGTAGTGATGCTGGAAAATGTGGAAGAGTTTAAAACGTGGGGACCGCTACTGACTGCCGAAGATGGCACAGAACACCCCGATCCCGCCCGCGCGGGTGAGACATTCGCCGCATTTGTAGCGATGCTGACTACGGGTATTGATGCCGAACATCCAGCGTTACAGGAGTGCTGCGAGGTTTTAGGGATTGATATCAATAGTATAGATGCTAAACGACTGCAGGCTGGTTTGGGATACGTCGTTGATCACAAAGAACTTCGGGCCAGTGATTATGGTGCGCCAACCATCAGAAAGCGCTTCTTTATGGTAATGCGTTGTGATGGTTTGCCAGTAGTGTGGCCGGAGCCGACTCACGGCGATCCAAAATTATTGGAAGTTCAGAGCGGACACCGTAAACCGTGGCGCACCGCCGCCGAGTGTATTGATTGGTCAATTCCTTGCCCGAGTATTTTCGATCGCAAGAAACCGCTAGCGGAGAACACCCTTAAACGCATTGCGCGGGGCATTCAACGTTTCGTTATGGATAACCCCACGCCGTTTATCGTGAAGTGTAACCACACCAGCAGTAAAACTACATATGACTGTTTCCGGGGGCAGCCATTAATTGATCCGTTGCAGGCCATTACCAAAACGCCTGGCTTCTCATTGGTCACTCCAATCATAGCCCGTATCGGTCAAACCGGTTTTGGTGGCGATCGTATGGCGTATGCAGCGGGTAACCCACTGACGACAATCACTAGTAAGGCTGAACACCTTCTTGTCGCCCCGATCATTGCTCGTGAGTTTGGTAATAGTGTGGGGCATGTGGTTGATGATCCAAGCGGTACTATTACAGCGGGTGGAGGTGGCAAGTCTCGGCTTGTTTCTGCATTCCTGGCTAAACACTTCGGCGGCAACTATACCGGCTCAGGCGCTGATCTGAATCAGCCAGCCCACACAGTGACAACGGTTGATCATCATGCGTTGGTGACTTCTAACCTGATAAAGCTGCGCGGCACTTGCAAAGACGGTCAGCAGGTTACCCAGCCAATGCCAACAATCACTGCCGGTGGTCTGCATATCGGTGAGGTTCGTGCTTTCTTACTCAAGTATTACGGCAATGAGAAAGAGGGTGTTAGCCTGAATGGCCCCCTGCACACAGTGACCACCAATGACCGGTTCGGTCTGGTGACGGTCGAGGGCATTGATTATCAGATCGTGGATATCGGTATGCGTATGTTGCAGCCGCATGAGCTTTACGCCGCGCAGGGTTTCCCGAACTGGTACATCATCGACCGCGATTACACCGGTACTAAATACGCCAAAGATAAGCAGGTAGCCCGCTGTGGTAATGCGGTGCCACCGCCATTTGCGGAAGCGCTGGTTCGGGCCAATCTGCCAGAAATGTGTGTAGATCGCGATGAGGTGGCGGCATGACAACAGCACCGCGAACTAAGTCCCCGAGAAAGAAAAAGACGGAGGTTCTGGGCGTGCTGTTACCTGGTGGTGGCATTAAGTACGCCACTGACCATGATCGGGAAACTATGAAGGGGGTGCCTGCGGGCACTCCAATTTCAATGAGCCCAATTGGTGACCGGCGCAACCTGAAGCATCACCGTAAGTTCTGGAAACTGCTCGAGCTGGGGTTCTCTTATTGGGTACCGGATTGGACCTTTGTTAGCGCACCTGAAGAGTGGATAGCTCACGAGGTAGCAAAAGCCGTGGGCAGCGCTGCAGGAGATCCGGAACTCTATGAGAAGGTGACAAAGTCTATCGCTCAGGCGGTGCTAGACAGAGTAATCAGGCAGCGCCAGAAAAGGTTTGATGGAGAGGCGGTAAAGACGGACTCCGCTTATTTCAACCACGTCATGATCAAAGCCGGATTCTATGACCTGATGCCCAACCCAGAGGGCGGCACATTGAAGCAGCGCTGGAGTATTGCGTTCGTGAATATGGATCAGGGCGTTTTTGACCGAATTTATAAAGGGGTGGCCGGTGTTATCTGGAATGAGACATTAGGCCAGCACTTTGATGACGAGTATGAGATGGAACAGGCAGTTAACCGGTTGCTGGAGTATTGATATGAAATCTTCGGCATTTAGAAGCAAAGCCCTGCGCGATTCTGCGCGGGGCCAATGCTGCACGCTCCAGATACCCGGCATCTGTAACAGCAATCCAGAAACAACGGTATTGTGCCATTTACCCAGTTCAACCCACGGCATGGGGTATAAGTCAGATGACTACTGGGCCGTATTTGGGTGTAACTGCTGCCATGATGTTATTGATGATCGGGTGCCTTATAACTGGCAGCCCGGAGAGCTTGAGGAAACGATATTATTGGCATTACATTTAACTTTTAAATATTTTTTCTGTTGTGGCCTCATCCAACTGATTGAAAAATGATGTGTGTCATTGAACGAACTTAAAATAATTGATAAGAGTTACTTTATATTTAAACCAATTTGGTGGAATGCATGGAAGATCAAAGCACCTTTAGAATCAAGTTTGCCTATTTTCATTCAACATGGAAAAGGACGATACACTCAATTCCAGTTTTAAAGTCTCAGGGGCGAAGAGTTCTACCTAGTGAATTTACCCTAGAGATGGATCAAGCTATTTTCTGCCCAGAATGCTTTACACCACTGACTAGAAGGCCGAAACATAAGGATACGACAACAAATGGTCGAAACGCCAGTTTTGCTCATCTACGTTCTTTTCGTGATGTACCTTGTTTTTTGCGTTCTAAACCAGCTGAAGGGAAAAGATATTTAAACGAAGAAGAAGCTAAAAAAGCGATTTCAGATGATCAATTGACAATTGTGAAAGCATTTATGACAGATCGCCCTGAAATAAAAAAGTCTGAAATCGGAATTTACGATCAAAACTATTTAGAAGATATCGATGGTGGTTTGTCGGAAGTTGCTATTGGCAGGCATACAGGTGAGTCTTTTTCTTTGCCAAATGTAATAACTACAGTCGCAGGTTTTTGTCGGAATTTTGACAATAATTACTATAAGTTCTTTGTTTTACCTGGTGAAAAAAATGCGGAACGTCTTGACAGATTGTTGGTTGATATAAAAGTGATTAAAGATATTACTGATTCACCAAGGCTATATTTTGGAAAAATATTAAGTAGTTGGAGTAAAAAACCTTTGGATCACTCAATACGGATGACTCGATTGAATTGGCCAAGAAATGACAATTACTCTGATTTTTATTTTAAGCAAGAAAATAAAGATGCTCAAGATAAAGGGATCCGAACTGATAGCCAGGGACGCTACATTATTATGTATGGGATAGTTGAAAAGAGTGGGACTGGTTTGTGTTTGGCAGGTTTGGGTTGGGGCGAATTTGCTCTCCTTCCAGAAAAATATAACTATCTATTAGACGATAAACTGACGAAAATTTGATAAATAAAATTGATGCCATTGACCTTGTTCGAACAAAAGCCAAGCTGGAAGTACGAAATGGAAAGGTTCACAAGGTTAACCACCAGGCAGAAACCGAAGAACAGGCCGCGCTAATTGAGTGGGCAGATAAAACTGTTATCGATGGTATCTGTATCGGGGATTATCTGATCCATATACCCAATGAAGGGAAGCGTGGGCCAAAGGCGGCGAGGGATGCTAAGCGACTAGGATTGAGGAACGGCGTACCAGATTTGTTTCTGGCGCTGCCGCGCGGTGGGTATGCGGGGTTGTGGATTGAGATGAAAGCGCAGGGAGGACAGTCTACAACTGAGCAGTTTCTCTGGCTGAGAAAGTTGGATAATGTTGGCTATGTGGCAACTACTTGTTTTTCTTTTAGTCAGGCTAAAGATACAGTAGTAAAATACCTTAACAAAACAACATAACAGGATGATGCGCTATGTTTTATCATGTTCACATAGAGTCAGTGGATGCACACTCCAAAGGGGGATGTAAACATCACTTTGAGTATGATTTTCCGTCAACAGATATTATTATTAATAAAATATTAAAACCTTATTTAATGGGTGAATCCATTCAGTTCGATGGCTATTTTTTAGCCAAAGAACAAGTCAATAGAATAAAAATAATAGAAACCGCAAAAACAGCAGAACAAGAAAAAGATAGTTACTCTAATAATAGAAGACCTAATAGTAGTTTCCTCTCATCAGTCACAAAGTCAGGTCTGATATTTGGTGGCACATCGATGAAAGATGTGAGTAGGGAGCTATTAGAAAAGGCTCGCTCTGAGTCTTTAAGTTCACAAATTGAACATCGTGGAGATACTAAACAGCCAACAGATAAAACAAAAGTCTTTATAGTGCATGGTCAGGATGATTTAGCAAGGCTTGAAGTATCTTCATTTCTAAGCAAATTAGGGCTTGAACCAATAGTTTTACATGAGCAAGCAAGCTCTGGTAGTACCATAATTGAGAAGATTGAGAAATACACTGATGTTGGTTTTGGTGTGGTGCTTTATACACCATGTGATACTGGAGCTAAACAATCAGTTGAACCAGAATATAGACCAAGAGCTAGACAGAATGTGGTCTTTGAACATGGGTATTTAATTGGCAAGTTATCCAGAAAAAATGTTTGTGCGCTAGTTAAAGGAGATGTCGAGACTCCTAATGATATTAGTGGGGTTGTTTATGTGCTTCAAGACATCGCAGGTGCTTGGAAGTTAATGCTAGCTAAAGAATTAAAAAGCTCGGGCTACAATATAGATATGAATAAAGTGCTTTAGTATTTCATAAATTGCAACAATTAAACTTGAATTGCATTATATGGGATAGTGTTTATCATTGGTTTAGACTCAACAGGGGACTGACCAATATGACCACTGCAATTGAACAACTTATCAAAATGCACGATCCGCGCTGCGTCAGCATTGAATCGCTGAATATTGGCCGGGGTCGTGCCGTTCTGACCAAAGACCAGATATTAGGGACTTTCGCCACCTGCCAGCACCAACATCCCATTGGCTTCGATATATTGATGACCAAATACCGTAATGACTGCCAAGCCGAGCAGCGCTTACGGGCGGGCATTGGTGTGTGGTTGCATAAGCGACCACATCCAGCGCGAGCTATTGCTGCCTGCCAGTTGGCACTTAATATGGTATTGGATAGAAACCTTCCGGCGCAGGTAGAGCAAATTGCCACTTTACTGCGTCGTTACGGCTCCCGTACAGGTATCACCAGAAAAGTCGTTGATGGACTCCAGCAGCAAATCAAATTACTGGAAAGAGATAAAGCGCAGGCACTTGATGATGGCACTATCGCATTACTGGCAGACGAAATAAAAACCCTTCAGTCTAAAATCAAAACAGAACGTGGTGCACTGCGGGCGTGGGCTAATCATCAGGCGGCGATAAAGCAAGTCTGCCCCCGTTGTCACGGTGCCGGTAAAACCCTGCGGCCTCATCCCGAAATATGCAACGAGTGCGGCGGCAGTGGCCGTATACCGCCTACAATGGAACACCTGCGCAAATCTATGGGTATCATAGGGGCTGAGATATCCGGTGGGGATTGGGCGGCGCAATATGTGCCTCTGGTTAAAGAATGTATGCATTGGCTATATGTTGAAGAATCGAGTGCTGGTGAGGTTTTAATTGAAAGAATTCAGCTAGAAAAAGACTTTTGACCAATGATTGACCCTACATCATTAACGCGCTAAATTACACAAAGATGCCGGAGTATGCTTAAAAGCTGCTCCGGTTTTTTATTGGTCAGTTCCGGTCAGTCCTGACTACACCCAAAGCCTGCATGGTTCGCCCAGCAGGCTTTTTTATTTCCCCAAGCCGGGGAGGTGGAGCATGAAAATGGAGAGGCTCACAACCGGTATCTCTTATACCGCGAGCGGTGGCGGCGCACTGTTTTGGTTTAAACAATTACTGAATGGATTTGCCCCTGAGCAATGGGCGGCTATTGGTGTGCTGGGTAGCTTGATGTTTGCTTTCCTAACATTCCTAACCAACCTATATTTCAAGGTGCGCGAAGATAAGCGGAAAGCGGCGAAGGGGGAATAATGGCAATGTCCCCCGCGTTGCGCAAGAAAGTCATGGGTGCGGCAATCGGCGGTGCAATGGCAATAGCAATCGCCATGGTGGGCGGCAGCGATGGTCTGGAAGGGCGCGAATATACCCCTTATCGTGATGTGGTTGGCGTGCTAACGGTCTGCGATGGTCATACCGGCAAAGATATTATTCCCAGCAAACGTTATAGCGATGCTGAATGTGATGCTTTGCTACACCAAGATCTGATCCCCGTATTTGCCACCATTGACCGCATCGTTAACGTTCCAATGCCTGATTTCCGCAAAGCCGCATTGGCATCATTTGGCTACAACGTTGGTATTACTGCAATGACCCATTCCACCATGGTGAAAAAGCTCAACCGTGGCGACACTTCTGGCGCGTGCGATGAGCTGCGCAGATGGATTAAGGCAGGTGGCAAGGTCTGGAAGGGGTTAGTGAATCGCCGTGAAGTCGAGCGCGAATTATGCCTGATGCCATAAACCCCTTATAAATTAGCCAGTAATACCCATTTTTAAGCTGCTTTGGTAACGCTACGTGAAATCTGAATTGCTGGTGTCTGCCATTACCCCTGCTTTTTTCATAGCAAACGGCTTTAAGCCCGGATCCTGATATGTCCACAAAATTCATTATCGCAATTGTGGTCCTGTGCCTCGGCGGTACCGCACTCTATTTTCATCAATCTGCTGCGGAGAAAGGCAGGCAATTATTGCAACTGCAATCTGATCTGGATGAATCGAAAGCCACTCTGGCATTACAGGCTTTCCAGTTCCAGCGCTCAAATGAGATAGCGGCGCAAGCCGGTAGTTATAATGTCACCATTTCTGGCAAAAGCGAGGAAAGGCAAATTGAAAACCGCAAAGACCTCAAAGTTGAGGAATGCGCTAATCAGTACATCCCTGATTCTACTGCTCAGCGGATGTACGACTATACGAACCGTTTACGTGCCAGGGCAATGCGCTATTCCGGCCAGCCTGACGGAACCGCTGCTGGTACCACTTCCCCCCGCAGAATGACATACCGCCAAGCCGTGCTGTGGATTGATCCGTTGCTGACCCTGTTAGACCAAGCTAATAACGATAGAGAATCGATCCGCAGTCTGCCATCACAACAACAAAGCAAACAGGAGTGAGTCATGCATTCACCAATTATCAAATATTTTGCATATACCCATTTACCACCAGTGCTTCAGGAAGTCAGTAAGCCAATTGGTGATTTAGCTATTGCAATGGATGAGCAGTTGCCCGATAGCGCAGAGAAAGCGGCTGGCCTGCGCAAGTTATTAGAGGCCAAGGATTGTCTTGTGCGCGCCAAATTAGGTTAACAAATCACTTCAACAGGAAATTACTATGAATTTCGGACAAGCACTTCAAGCACTGAAAGCTGGATACAAGGTGGCCCGCATTGGGTGGAATGGCAAAGGGATGTTTCTAATTCTTATCTCAGGCACTAAAGATGTAGAACCTTGCGAGGGAACACCATACGCAGATTTAGCCGTTTCTCCCCAAGGTATTGTGACTATCAACGCCCACATTGACATGAAAACAGCTACTGGTGAAATGCAACCAGGCTGGCTGGCATCCCAAACGGATATGTTAGCAGAGGACTGGACCATCGTAGGTAATGAGACAGTGGTCAACTCCGTTGGTGAGTATGAATTGCCTATTGGGCAAATCGTGAAAGTCGATGGTTTCCCATTTGAGTTACGGGAACCGGTAAGGGCGCTAAGTGGCCAGCATGTACTGGATGTTCTCCGTGCTGATAAGAACATAGGGATTCAGGCTGTTTAAGTCATTACAGAGTCACTTCCCAAGAGGTGGCTCAATAATGGCCCACAACAGACCAATAGAACACTATGGCAAAGCATGATTGGGAAGCGTTACAAACTGCATTTCTGGCGGACAACGCAGATACAGGGATTACCGCTCAGCAATGGTGTGAACAGCATGGGCTTAATTACCAATCAGCACGCCGCTACATCAAACCTCGTGCTGCGCAGTCTGCGCAAAAGAAACCCCGTAGAACTGCGCACAATGCGCAATCAGATACTACTGCGCAACAGTGCGCAAACAGTGATGAAGGGGAAGAGGAGGAACAGGAATTATCATCGGACGCAGACGATGACAGCGATCCGGACTCTGAGCCCCCCGAGAAACCGAACTCCGGAAGGTCTGGAGACGGGCGATTCAGCAAGGGTAATCGTCATTCAGAAGGTAATTCAGGTAATCCCAATCCCGTTGGTGCCTTCACTCCCGGAAACCAAACGGCAAGAAAGCACGGTGCTTATGCTCGATATCTTGATGCAGATGACTTGTTTGAGGCTGCAGCAGATTCCGATCTTCATGACGAACTGATATTCACTCGAGCGCGTGCGTTGTCTGTTACTAAAACCATGCGGAAAATCCACGAGGATCTCGTGGCGGCGGGATCAGTTGAAGCGCGTATCGAACTGTATGACAAGCTGCTAAAGGCGGAATCTGCTCTGGATAGAAATATTGGTCGCATTGAATCAATAGAGAATAGTTTGAGTAAATTAAGGCTGGATGCCATCAATGGGCCTCGTTTAACGGCTGATATGTATCGTATCAAAGCAGCCACTTCTAAGCTGAAGGCGGAAACCCAAAAATTAACTTCGGAAGGAAAAGGGGTCACAACACCACTCAGTGAAGCGGTGAAGGAAGTTAGAGATTCAGGGCAGGATGGTTTGCTGTGACACAAGATAATAGGCTTAACGATACAGACATTGTAGCAATGGGGGAGGCAGAACAGATCGCCTATATCAAAGCACACTTATCTGATGTTTGGTGGCGGTTGAATAACTTGTACAAGATCGTCAATGAAGATGGTGAGCTGGTAACCTTCCGTATGCGTCCCGCGCAGCGGGAATTGTTCAAAAATATGCACTATCGAAATATCATTCTAAAAGCCCGTCAATTAGGCTTCTCAACGGGCATAGATATTTACCTTCTGGATCAAGCGCTGTTTAACAACAATCTCTCTTGCGGGATCATCGCCCAGGACTTACCAGCGGCAGGGGAAATATTTAGCACCAAAATATCTATTCCTTTTGATAACTTGCCTGTTTGGTTACGCGCCACCTTTCCTGTGAGCACTCGACGTGAAGGAGCAAATGGTGGGCATATTGAGTTTGCCCACGGTTCCAAGATACGTGTATCAACCTCATTTCGTTCGGGGACAGTTCAACGGTTACATATTTCAGAGCATGGAAAGATTTGCGCTACGTATCCAGCTAAAGCGAAAGAGGTTAGAACTGGTACGCTAAACGCCATTAAAGACGGCTGTATTGTTTTTATTGAAAGCACCGCTGAAGGTGTTGGTGGCGATTTCCATACCATGAGCACGCGAGCAATGGATTTAGGCCAATTAAATCTACCGCTCACATCACAAGATTATAAATTCCATTTCTTTGCCTGGTGGCAGGATCCTAAGTATCAGGCTCCTGTACCCGCTGGCGGCCTGCGTTTAAGTAAATACCATCAGGAGTATTTTGCTGCTGTTGAGCAAGCGATGGGTATCACTTTGCTTGATGAACAAAAGCAGTGGTATATCCGCAAAGAAATTGAGCAGCAGGAGGAAATGAAACAGGAATTCCCCAGCACGCCGTCTGAGGCATTTCTAACATCTGGCCGCCGTGTATTCGCCGCCATTAATGTTATGAAGGCCGAAGGTCAGTGTAAGTCCCCGTTGCTGGTATATGACATTGAGCCAGTCACCGGTAAACGAACCAAAGTTCAGGCATTACGTGCTGGCAATGCAGAAGAACTTCAACGCACTTTACTGAATCACTTATTAGTGTGGGAACTGCCGGACCCTGATGAAGATTACGCCATTGGCGGTGATGTGGCTGAAGGGCTGGAAAACCGTGACCGATCATCATTTGATGTGGTGAAAAAGTCTAGCGGTGAACAGGTCGCTCACTGGTTCGGCTATCTTGATGCTGAGCTATTCGCTCAACTGATGGCCCATGTTGGCCGTTGGTACAACACGGCCTTCATTGGTCCTGAACGGAACAACCACGGCCACGCAGTCATACAAAAATTACGCGAAGTTTACCCACACCGATCTATCTATTCAGAGCAATATCTCGACCGTGACCACGATGATGAAACGCCAAAACTGGGCTGGTTAACTACCGCACAAAGCAAGCCGGTCATTATTGAGGGGCTTAAAACATTGCTTCGAGAGAACGCCTCCGGTGTTCGCTGGATTGGCACCATCAACGAATTGAACACCTACGTTTATGACACGCGGGGCCGTATGAATGCCCAAACGGGTTGCTTCGATGACCAGGTGATGAGCTATGCAATTGCACAAGAAATGAGAGCACGTATGCCAGCACGTCCAAAACACACACCTATTGACCGCTCGAAACCTAAACACTGGATGGCTATCTGATGAATACCGCTACTAATCAAACTGAGTCTGCTCAGCCAGTAAACCGTGACCGTTTCACACTTGAGCGCTTGATGGATATCTCTTCAGATATTGACCATCAGCCAGACTGGCGCACCAGTGCTAATACTGCTTGTGCTTATTATGACGGGGATCAGCTTGCGCCTGAGGTGGTCGCAAAGCTGCGGGAACGCGGGCAGCCATTAACGCAACATAACCTTATCGCACCAACGATTGACGGCGTGTTGGGCATGGAAGCCAAGACACGTACTGATTTAATGGTGATTGCTGATGATCCCAATGAAGAAATGGAGGTCATGGCCGAGGCCGTTAATGCTGAGTTTGCTGATGCTTGCCGGTTAAGTGGCTTGAATAAGGCCCGCAGTGATGCTTATGCCGAGCAAATCAAAGCCGGGTTATCGTGGGTGGAGGTGCGTCGTAATGATGATCCGTTTGCCAATAAATTCAAAGTCTCTACCGTTCATCGTAATGAAGTTTATTGGGATTGGTTCAGCCGCGAGGCGGATCTAAGTGATTGCCGTTGGCTGATGCGTAAGCGCTGGCTGGATGTGGACGAGGTTAAAGGGACTTTCCCGGATAAAGCACAAATAATCGATTATTCACTCAACGAGTGGAAGGGCTTTGTTGATACTAGCTTAGCGGAGGGACAAGAGTCTGATTTGATCAGTGCGTACGAAGAGTATCAATCATGGAGCCGTGAGAGTACCGAGTGGGTCACATCAAACCGTAAACGCGTATTATTGCAGGTTATCTATTATCGAACATTTCAGCGCCTACCTATCCTGCAACTGAGTAATGGTCGAGTGGTGGAATACGACAAGAATAACGTGATGCATGCAGTAGCAGTGGCCACTGGTCGGGTGCAGATAACCATGGCGCGAGTCAGCCGGATCCGCGAATCGTGGTTTGTTGGCCCTCACTTTATCATTGACCGCCCCTGTACCGCGCCGCAAGGCATGTTTCCGCTGATCCCATTCTGGGGCTATCGCAAAGATAAGACCGGAGCGCCCTATGGTTTGGCCTGCCGTGCTATTCCGGCACAGGATGAAGTCAATTTCCGTCGCATCAAACTGACTTGGCTATTGCAGGCCAAGCGAGTGATTAAGGATGCGGATGCGACAAACATGACCGATAAACAGTTGGCCGAAGAGATCGAACGCCCAGATGGGGTCATTAATCTCAACCCCAACCGCGCCAATAAAACCACCGCCGCAGACGCATTAAATATCCAGCAGGACTTCCAAGTCGCCCAGCAGCAGTTTCAGGTGATGCAGGAGTCAATGAAGCTGATCCAAGATGGGCTTGGGGTTTACTCTGCATTCCTCGGGCAAGATTCCAACGCGGCCAGTGGAGTAGCCATCAGCAACCTGGTAGAGCAGGGGGCGACCACTCTGGCGGAGATCAACGATAACTATCAGTTCGCTTGCCAGCAGGTCGGCCAGTTATTACTGTGCTATTTGCTGGAGGAATTAACAAAGCGCAGGAATTATCCAGTGGTAATCAATCGTGATGACCCTCGTAAGCGCAAAGAGGTGGTGTTGAATGCCGAAGAAGAAGTGGGTGGTATGAATAATGACATATCACGCCTGCGAGCGCATATCGCACTGGCACCGATTCAACAGACACCGGCCTATAAATCACAACTGGCGCAACGATTGTCTGAAGTTATTGTCGGGTTACCGCCGCAGATTCAAGTCAGCGTGCTTGATATGTGGGTAGAACTGCTAGACCTGCCGAACAAACAGCAGTTTATTGAGCGGATCCGTGGGGCGCTGGGGACACCGAAATCTCCGGATGAAATGACACCCGAAGAACAGCAAGCCGCACAGCAGGAGCAACAGCTACAGCAGCAACAACAAGAACTCGCCATGCGCGAAATTGCTGGTAAGGTTGCAAAATTGGAAGCCGAAGCACAACGCATTAATGCCCAAGCGGAACATGAGGCCACATTGGCCAATGGTCAGCGCTTCAATGATGCTTATACTCAGGCTAAAACGGGCCAAGTGCTGCAAGACATGCAGAATGTAACCGAGGAGATAGGCGCTTTACGTGATGAAATGATGAGTACTATTCAGGGACAAATTAATCAATTGCCACTCTAGCTATTGCAAGCATGCAGAATAAGCGCTAAATTTCCGAAAGATGCACTACATTGCACCGAATTAAGCCTCGCCTAAACGCGGGGCTTTTTGCTTTCTGGCGTCTCTGATTTTCATCTGAATAACTTGCCCACAACGCGTGGGCTTTTCTTTTTCTACCAATTCGGTTTATGCCGCTAAGCGCTCTTACCCAAGAGTGTTTATTCGCATGGGCAGCGATACGCCTTCCTCATTCGGATCTATCCGGTAAATAGTCATGCAGGAGTTATAACGTGGACATTGAATTAACAGGTAATGAAACGCCAGAAGAGTTGGAAGCGCTAATCGATGGATTTGGTGATGTGGATATTTCTGATGTAACACAGACAGCAGCGGTTACGACTACGCCCGTTACTGTTGTTACTAACGATGCAAGTGCAGCAGTAGTAAATACGGGCGATAAGAAAGACGAGCTGACGCCGGGCGCGACGACTACAGCACAAGTCACTGAAGTGCCGATCACTAAAACGACAGCCACCACGCAAGCGGCAACCACTGAAGGTTCTGAGAAACCGAAAGGCATTCTCAGCAAAGATGGTCAGCACGTTATTCCTTACGACGTGCTGGTGGCCGAGCGGGCAGAAAAACAGCGTTTGGCAGGGTCCAATCAGCAAGCTGCAACTGAGTTAGCTGATACAAAGCGCCAGCTTGAGGCGTTGACCCGACAAATCAACTTCGCTGGTATGCAACCTGCTCCATTACCTGAGAAGGCTCAGGTTACACCTGAACAAATCGATGCCATACGCGATAGTTTCCCCGAGATGGCGGCAGTGCTGGACACGATGGTGCAGAAAATCGATTACCTGCAGCAGAGTCAGCCAGCACCGGTCACGAACGGCAACCCAGTAATGGATGCCATGAATGCTGTACCTGACCTGAAGTCATGGCAGGACCAAGATCCTGACCGTTTCACACTGGCAGTACACATTGATACTAATCTGCAAAATGACCCTGCATGGAAAGATAAGTCTTTAACTGAGCGCTTTGTGGAAGTCGCGAAACGCACCAAGGCCGCCTACGGTGAATCGGCTCAACAAGAGCAGGTTACGACAACCACCGCCACGACGACCAACTCAGATGTTCAACGGATTGCCGCTGAGAAATTGGCCGCTGCAACTGCGGCGACGCAAGTACCTGGCTCACCGTCAGATCTTGGGGTAACAACAACTCATACGGCCTCACCTTTGGAGCAAGCTGCTAATGCTTCGCCTGATCAGCTACAGGCCATGTTTGCCGGTATGACGGATGCCCAAATTGAGGCACTGTTAGACCAGGCAATCTAATAACCCTACTGATTTAAATCTCAACCCGCTACGGCGGGTTTTTCATTTATGGAGTATCTATGACGACTATCACCTCTGCCCAGGCGAATAAGCTAATGCAGGTCGCGCTGTTCACGGCTGCAAACCGTAACCGCTCATTTGTTAACGTACTAACCGAACAACAGGAAGCGCCGAAGTCAGTCAATCCTGATAAAAAAGGGACTACCCAGACAAGCCACAACGCGCCCGTGGTGCGTATCACTGATCTGCAAAAGCAGAAAGGCGATGAAGTGGATATGCAAATCGTTCACAAACTGTCGAAGCGCCCGACGATGGGCGATGAGAAGTTGGCCGGTCGCGGTGAAAATCTGGCGTTTGCAGACTTTGCTTTGAAGATTAACCAAGGCCGCCATTTAGTTGATGCGGGCGGCAAGATGTCTGAGCAGCGTTTCAAGCACAACCTGAATAAGACCGCCCGCACGTTGCTGGGAACTTACTTCAACGATGTGCAGGACCAGTCTGCCACCTTCCATCTGGCGGGGGCGCGTGGCGATTACATGGCCGATGACACCATCGTGCCACTGGCTGAACACGGTGAATTTGGCAAAATCATGATCAATGATGTATTGCCACCCACCTATGACCGCCATTTCTATTCTGGTGATGCGACATCTATGGAAACATTGGATGCAGCGGATCTGTTCACGCTAGCCACTGTCGATAACATTGCCTTGTTCCTTGATGAAATGGCCCATCCTTTACAGCCGATCCGGATGTCTAAAGATGAGTTGGCTAATGAGGATCCGTATTTTGTTCTATACGTGACGCCGCGGCAGTGGAATGACTGGTACACATCTACTTCAGGTAAAGACTGGCAAGCGATGATGACCCGTGCAGTGCAACGTTCTAAGGGCTTCGATCATCCGCTGTTCAAAGGCGAATGTGCGATGTGGCGTAACGTGCTGGTGCGGAAATATGGTGGTACGCCAGTTCGTTTTAATACTGGCTCTAAAGTGTTGGTATCAAATAATGACTTGGTGGCTTCAACCAAGCTAATCACCACTGGCACCACCATTGACCGCGCTATGCTGCTGGGTGGTCAGGCACTGGCTAACGCTTACGGTACCGGTGATGGCGGTGGTTTCTTTGGCTATAACGAAGAGAAAGTGGATCACGGTAATGGGACAGAAGTCTCTATCCGCTGGATTAACGGTTTGAAGAAGATCCGCTTCAAACAGAAAGATGGCCGAGTCAATGACCACGGTGTCATGGTAGTGGACTCAGCGGTCACTCTGGGCAAGTAATCTCTCAGTAATTCAATACGCTAATACCTCAAAGGGCAGGCTTCGGTCTGCTCTCTTTTTGTCTGGAGAAAAATATTATGACAATCATTAAAGCGCCTTCTATTGGCGACGCGGTATACCAAGGTCCGCAAGGCAATCTGTCGCTGGCAGAAGGGCAGATTATTTTAAAAGATGCGGCAGTCGGTGATGTGATTGAGTTTTTAGAACTGCCGATCGGTATGCGTATTTATGGTGTGAGTGTTGTGAGTGACGCGCTTGGTGCGGGTGTAACAGTAGAGATTAAGAGCGGCACCACCTCATTAGTGTCTGCCGCGAGTCATGCTGTTACTGTCGCGAAGAACGTGCCCATTACTCCTTACAGCACTATTGCAGCAGGCGAGAAAGTGACTGCGGTTATTGCGGGTGGCCCTGCCAGTGGTCATCTTGCCGTCAACATTTTGTATGTGGCAGTAGGTTACTAATCCCACCAATCCCTCTAGAAACCCGCCTCGGTGGGTTTTTTACTGTCTGCTATTTGGAGTATTCCATGCATAACAAAATCGCCGTGGTCTATATCGGCCCAAAAGAAAAAAAACGTGACACCATTACCGGTAGCCGCCTGGTATTCCCGCGCCACAAACCGGTTGAGGTTGAAAGTGCTATCGCCCATCAATTGTTGGATTTCCCAACTGTATTTATCCGACACGATGAGTTGGAAAGTACGCTTAATCTGCAACAAACATCGGAACAAGAGCATGCAGAACTTGCGGTACGCCTCGCAGCGCTGGCCGTACTAGAGGCTGCGAAGAATAGTTTTGTCCTGACGATTGGCGGTGATGATGTCGATATTGCCAAACTGACGTCTGTTCAACTGGCAACGTTAGTCGAATCGGAAGATCTGGATATCAAGCAGGGCGCTCAGGAAAAGGTAGATGAATTCCGCGCGCGTGTTCGTGAAGCTATTCAGGCCAAGAACGCCGCCAGTACCGGAGCAGAATAACCATGGCAACACTTGACGCATTTCTGCCGACCATTCGCAAGCATATTAGCGGGCCGCTGGATATTATGATGAAGCAGGCCGCACTAGAGGCAGCGATCACCTTTTGTCGTGAGTCGTTGCTGTGTCGTGATACGGTTACTTTTCATGATGTTACTCCGGGTATAACTTATATACTGACGGATAGCGAGCTGGTGAAATGCGTCAAGCGTTTACGGGTATTAGATCTCACTAATCAGGTCAGTAATGCCAGTGCGCCGGGTGTCATGTTGACGGCGGGCATTGAGTTTACCGTAAAGTCTGCCAATCAAATCACCTTCAATCAGCCACTGACCAAAGTCACCGTAGATTTTGCTATTGAACCCAAGCGTGATGTTACTGAAGTGCCTGACGTTCTGGCCGACGATTACGCAGACGTAATCGCCATTGGCGCTCTGGAAGATTTATTTATTATGCCGGGCAAGCCGTGGACAGATCCGCAGCGCTCACAATACTTCGGGGCGCGTTTTATTGATGGTTACCGCCGGGCATTCCGTGAAGCGCTAGATAACTCCCCGATCACAGCCTTCAATAACCCTGTTCGCCAACACGAGTTCTTCTAATGATCACCATTGCCGAGATTATTGGGCGGGTTAACACCCAGCTCAAAGATACTGCATGGTTGCGCTGGCCGCTGGCGGAGCTATGTGATTATTACAATGATGCCGTCCGGGCAGTCATTCTTGCACGGCCAGATGCTGGGGCAACGACTGAAGTGATTACCGCTGCGATTGGGACTAAACAAACGTTGCCGGATGGCGTTATCCGCTTAATTGAGATGATTCGCTTAGTAGACGGCAGGGCATTAAGGCCGGTACCGCGTGATGTACTTGATAGCCAATATCCTGATTGGCATCAGATGACGGGTTCTGTTGAGCGTTACACCTATAACGAATTGACACCCAAAGTGTATTACCTGTTTCCCGGCCCCGCAGAGCCAGTCGATATTGATGCTGTAGTGGCCAGAATTCCGATGGCCGTTGCTATCAATGACCTGGCAGATAAAACACCGGTACCGATTGACGAGCTTTATGTGAATCCGTTGGTTGATTGGATGCTGTTTCGTTCGTTTAGTAAAGATGGTGAAGCGGGGGCAAACCTCAATTTAGCCATGCAGCACTATCAAGCATTTAGCGATCAGTTGGGGGTTAAGCAAAATTCTGAGAGTTTCGCCCAGCAATTGAAAGAAGCGCAGTACCAGGGAGGTGGGCAGTGAGCGTAACAGTTTCCGGCATTATGATTAACCCGGTCGGCGAGCCAGTAGTCAATGCACAGATCACCCTCACAGCGGTTACCAATAGCCTTACTGTGCTCAATGCCTTTTCGGCCACAGTCAGAACGGACGGGGTGGGTACATATCGCATCCAGTTAGAAGAGGGCAGCTACTCCATTACAGTGGCTGCGAATGGCCGTAGTTTTGTTTATGGCGCGGTCACGCTGGATAACACCACAGGCCCCAGCACACTCAATCAATTGCTGAAGCAGCAGATCATGGAGTCGGAACTCACACCTGATGTGATCCTGTACTTCCGCCAGATTCAACAGCAGGTCGCCAATGATCTTGCAACAATAAAAGTTTTAGAAATCAGTGCTACAGATGCGGCAGAGAGCGCAGGTCATTCACGCGATGAGGCTATGTTGTATGCAAAGGATTTGTCTGAGGCGCTTGCAACAGCCAAGGGGTATCGCGACCAAGCGGGCATAAGTGCGGATGCATCTGCACTCTCTCAGCAGGAAGCGGCGATAAGTGAAACGAGTGCTAAAGCCAGTGCCGATTCAGCATTACTGTCAGAGCAAAATGCGCTTTCATATCGCGACTCAGCCCAGTCAGCAGCGGCCACAGCAGCCGATGATGCGTCAACACTTGCAGCCGAGCGGACAGCAGAAAAAATTAAGTTACAAGTTAAAACTGATGCGGATCGTGCCGAAGCGGCACGTATAGCAAGTGAACAGATAAAATCCTCGGTAGATGACACAGCTCAGACAGTTGCTCAACAGCATGGCGAAACAACACAAGCAGCTATCGCCGCACGAGATAGTGAAGTCAAGGCAACAACCGCGGCAAACAGTGCTGTTCAATCGGAAGCGTTAGCGGCAATCAGTGCGGAAACAGCACAACAGAACGCAGGAATATCTACAGTAGATAAAAATGCAGCAAAAGGTTTTAGAGATGAGGCTGAGGGTTTTGCTCAGCAGGCGCATGCTTCAGCAGAAAGCGTCGGCGATGTAATGCCAAAAGCTGGCGGCGAATTCACTGGCCCAGTATCAATGTCTCGTGATGCCATAGGGCCGTTAGAGCCGGTCACATTTCAACAATTTGAAAGAACCGGGGGCGAATTTCTATTAAGTGTAAAATGGCACATGAGCCGAAATTATATTCCTGCGGGCTGGGCACCCGCCGATGGTCAATTACTATCACGCAATCTATTTCCATTTGCATTAGCTGAAATATTAAGCGGGAAATATCCGGTTGTTGCTGATGACTCGTGGGTATTTTATAAAGACTGGCGCTCTAGTTTTTCCATTGGTGACGGAAGTACAACATTCAGAGTTCCGGACTTGAACGGCAAATCCGCAGACAGCATGGGAAGAGTGTTTTTGGGGGGGGACGGTAAGAGCTCTCTCGGAGAAATGGGGAGAATCCAAGGAGACGCGAGCAGAAGAATTACTGGGACGTTTGGTGGAATTGGCGGACAACTTAATGTTTCTTATGGCCTAGTTATAGGTGAGGCTGCCGGAGCTTTTACAAGAACTGGCGTGGCGACTGGAAGACCAACTCCATCTAATATTGGGGAGCCCGCGCTAGGTGAGCTTGGTGTTAGTTTTGACTCTGCATTAGTAAGTCCCACCGCAATCGAAAATCGGCCTGTGAACGCCACCGGCTGCTACATAATAAAATTGGCAGGCTCAGCATTAAATGATGGTCAAATTAACGCGCTCGAATTAGCAACGCAGATAACACAACTTGCATCGCGC